CGATGGGCCGAAAGGTCCCTAACCTACCAAGGGATCGCGGATGCCATGGCTGACCAATGGAGCCACCTGTGAACGGTGTCCGTTTCACCCTAATGACCAATTGACACAGGCTTCAGGATCGAGCAGAACCACGCGGTAAATGGGAATGCAACCATGCTGTTCTGGTCTCTGCTCGTCCTTGGCGCTGTTGTGGTGTTAGGGCTCCTTGGTTTCTTAGGCTACCTTACCGTCTACTCAGCGACACTTTTAGACGAGTGAAAAATAACCCCCAGACGTCTCCGTAGAGATATCTGGGGGTTTTTTGTTTAGTCGTCGGGAGCAGCTTTGCGCTCCTTCTTAATCTTGAAGTACATCTGCATCACCAACCAGGCACAGCCCAGGATCGGGAGTGCCCACGTGGCGGCTTCGCTACCGTGTGTGAGAGCTGAGAGCCACCAAGGGCTCACTACGGCTGCACCAGCGCCAGCAGTCGTTACGGTTTCCATTACGTCTTCTTTGTCCATGCGGACGCTATGCGGTCGATTACAGTGAGGGAGCCGTGCAGACCGAACATGGAGAGCACGATGAGATGTGCGAAGTCTTCCTGTGCCTGAGGGACCCGCTGGATTGCCCAGCCGAGCCCGGGGAACGTCGAGACCCAGAAGATGCAGCCGTGATACATGGCCACAGGGAACACAAAGGCTCCCCAAGCCCACCAGTAGACGGGATGATTCATGGCGGCCTTCTGGACGTCGGCAAGAACCTTCGTGGTCTCTACGGTCCCCGTGATGGAGGCCGTAGTGACGTCACGAGCGCCCTCAGTGTGGATACGCGTGGTGTCCACAGTTGCATCAACCTGCTTTGACTTGTAGCCCAGCCACTCCTTTAGGAGCGCCGGGAGGCCCCCTAGGAGGCTGAGGGCAAACGCCAGCATCAGTCGTGTTCCTTGGGGGCCATGTGAAGCATGGGTTTCATGAAGGCGAGCGCGATGAGGACCATGGTGGCCTTCTGCTCACCGATCCACGGGCCTAGTACGGCCTTCAGGTCGATCACGCCGAGCGCGTCGAGGATATCAGGGAGCGCGGCTAGGAACACCACAGCGAGCGCGCCGAGGCGCACCCGTAGGCGGCTTATGTAGCCCTTGATAGTTTCGAACATTATACGGCCTTGACAGCTTGCGTGTACGCAGAGCTGCGCAGGTAGTTCACGTAAGCCTTGTGAATGAAGTAAGCGGCCACGCCCAAGGCGATCACGCCAATGAAGATCAGGCCAGCTTTGGTCGAGGTATCGACACCGGAGATGTCGGGGATCGTCGGAGCGACACCGGCACCAACGGCACCCGTGGCGTTCTTATGGCCCGACGTCTTGGCTTCCTTGGCTTCCGCGAGGAGCACAGGAGCCACAGGTTTCCCAGCGGCCTTGGTGGCCATGGTTACACCAGTGACTTCCACGTCGATAACGCGGCGGGTCCAGCCTTTGCCGAAGGTCACGAAAGTCTTCAGGGACTTCAGGAAGCTCAGACGTCGCTTGCAGAACTCCTTGACGTAGGCAGCGGGCTCCAGCTTCGGCATCGCAGCGCGATACTTAAGGGACCGCGAGACACCTGAGTTCACACCGAAGTCGAACTCTACGAGGTCAACGCCAGCTGGGCGGTTGTCACAGTCCATCTTCGCCCAATACTTGGAGCGGTAGATGTCGATAGCAACGGACTTCGGCATAGCCTTAACGTCCGAGGGGGAAGCATCGTACTTCCAGTACATGCGTGCGTCAGCAATGGTGATGCCCCAATTGGTGGCACCGCCCGGGTCACGAGGGTCGTTGGTGTAACCACCCTCGTAAGTCAGGGTCTTGCTGATGGACGCTTCACGATTTGAAGCGGTCAAATGTAGTCCTTATGGAATTGCTGCCGCCGAGATGAATAGCTGATCCACTTGGGCATCAGTCATCGGCGGGTAGAGCTGAGATATCAGCGCGAGAAGCATTGGGTCATTGCGGTCTACGGAGAGCCCGTAGTCCCAAGCAATCTGTGTTGCTTCGGGAGCCGCGCGGACCATTGCGTTTACCTGGGTGAGCAGGCCTGCAGCTGAGAGAGCTAGGCGTGCCTGCTTGGGTGTAACAGATGCAGGAACCTGCGGAACAGGAGGTACATACGCATCTGGTGTGTTACCGTTCGATATCCAGTCGAGATAATCCAGATAATCCTTATTAGAAGCATCAACTGGAATTGATAGACTTCCATCAGGGCGTATGCGAACCACAATCTCTCGATTTGTTAATTGGTATTCTGACACAAGACCTACTCAGATTTCCGCGTCAATGATGATACGGGCAGCTGCTGTGTTGTTCGCTTGTAGAGAACCGCCGCCTCCTGCAGTGAAACCTGTACCTGACAGCTGAATTTGCAGCGACGACTGAGAGCCCGCAGCGGTCGCAATCGTTGTCCCTACTACAATTCCAGCCGCTGTATTTCCTATGAAAGTATTAGCCGCTGAGTATGCTACTGTGGGAACTTTTATCTTCTTAACCGCGTAGTTGTAGATACCGTAGAAGACCGTGCTAGACAGGGCGAAGCCGCCACAGAACAACTCGTAAGCGACTGTTCCTCCAGAGCCAAGAGCTTCACAGTAAGGAAGGCACAAGGCCAACTCTTGTGAGCCTAAGCGTTGATCATACGGAGAACCGTAGCTACCATCTTCAAGCTGAACGCTTGAAACGCTGAAGCTGTCACCAGCAGAGTAAGATTTGTCATCGTTCCAAATGAGAACCGCTAGATTGTTGAAGGAGGTCCCCAACGTAGCGGTTACAGAATAGCCTAATGAAGACGTTGTAGCTCCTAGGTTCACTGGCGTGTTCTTGAAGGTCCAGTTTGTGGCAAGTGTTGGCGTAACACCATCTGCGCCCCAGGCCGACACAGGATCGCCAGTGGTTGCATCTTCGGTACCTGTCCACTCAAGAATCCCAATCTTCATGTTAGCAAGTCGAACATTCGAGACTTGTAGAAGCAGAGATAAGGTCACGGATTTGCCGCGAAGATGTTTGCAGTTCTTCCCTCGAACGACTTGGAAGACCCCTCCCTTGTCAGTCGTGCCAGAGAACGAAAGCGTTCCAGCCAGAACATTACCCCCAGCTTGGTTGAAATTACCAGAAGAGACTACGGCTGCTGCCTCACCAACATATCGCCAGCGATCCGCCCAATAGGTGTTGTCAGAAGTGCTTGTTCCAACACCGTTGTTACGTTGGTCAATCTCAAATTGACCGTTGATGATGACGTTCCTACCAGGAACAAACGCGTTCGCCTTTACTAATCCTGAGGTCGTCCAATCCCACCTGATCGTACTGGTGTCTGTTACAACACGCTCCGCGCTCAGTCCGGCGTCTGATGTTTTGACTAGATAATCGCTAGTTGTTGGCGCACCACCTGATGCGCTATACGCGTTCCACGATGAACCATTGAATATACGTAATTCACCAGCTGTGGAGTTCCAATAGAAGTCACCCGCGTTGCACGCGTTGCCATCTGGGTCCAACGACGGATTCGACGCAAGTGATCCGTAGTAGACGTCTCGAAAGGACTTTAGGCTGTTTAGCGCATTGGTCTCACTAGTGGCGGCATTAGTCGCACTGGTGGAAGCGTTGGTAGCCGAAGTGGCTGCTGCATTCTTCGAAGCAAGAGCGTTGGTCTCGCTGGTGGCAGCATTTGTTGCTGACGTGGACGCGGCATTCTTGGATGCGAGCGCATTGGTTTCGCTTGTTGAAGCGTTGGTAGCCGAAGTGGCTGCTGCATTCTTCGAAGCAAGAGCGTTGGTCTCGCTGGTGGCAGCATTTGTTGCCGAAGTAGCAGCTGCGTTCTTCGAAGCAAGCGCGTTGGTCTCGCTGGTGGCTGCGTTGGTCGCACTGGTAGCCGCAGCGTTCTTGGACGCGAGAGCGTTGGTTTCGCTCGTTGCAGCATTGGTGGCCGACGTGGCCGCTTGGGACGCCTTGGTCGTCGCGATGCCCGCCTGCGTGGTAGCTGTAGAAGCTGATCCTGCTGACGTCGTGGCGCTGTTGGCAGAGTTGGTTGCCGACGTGGCTGCATTGGTCTCACTGGTCGCCGCGTGGTTCTCGCTAACGAGCGCAGCAGCAGCAGAAGCAGCCGAATCATCTGCACTGTCCTGCGCGTGTTCAGCGTTGACGGCACCAGCAGCCGCAGCAGCCTCCGTGGCCACCTTGAGCGCCGTCATATCCGCTAGGACACTATCGCTGTCGTGAAGAGCCTCGTATGCCGTGCCGTTCGGATAGAATGAGCTTGGAGCCTTGGAGTTGCCCTGTGGAGGCGTGGTGTCATTATCGACAACCACAGCCTCAGCGTAGGCGTTCCCGTCAGCGTAGAATGAACTCTTGGTCACCAGCAACCCTCATCACCGATAGGCAACGCAGGGCGCACAGCGGCGTCCGCAGTAAGCTCATCGCCATCGGCTTGTTCTTGGAGTAGGTCTTTGATTTGGGTGTAACGCTTCTCGTAGCCGCCTGCCCGCTCGTCCACCAGATAGTCACAGGCGAACGAAAGGGCTCCGTAGAGAACGGCGTCCCAAGCAACCTTGAGGCACGTGTTCTCCGAAGTGTCATCGGTGAGAGGCGCAAACTCTGCGTAGTAGTGGATTAGAACCTTGTCGCCTTCACGCGGGCGCGGGCCAAGGACCCAGCTGCCTCCCTGTCGGGAATACACACGAGGAACCGAGGCGTACTCGGATTGCTTGGCGACGCGCGTGAGGTCCACACGTTGCAGCTGGTAATCCATAACGCCGTCCTGATCCTCATCGACCATGATGGCGATAAGCTCAAGGAGGTCCGAAGGGATCGACAGCTTCGTGTAGTCCGAAGGTATCGTGAAGAGTATCTGCTTCTCCATGAAGGGCACGCGGAGTTCGCGCTGGAGACGCATGATTGCTTGGTTGATGAACGTGGCAACCAAGGCGTCATTTCGAGAGACTACGGTATTGTTGAGCAAGCCTTTGAATTGAGTTTTGAGGTCGCCTAAGTTCATTGGTTCTTAAATTCGTTTGTTGGTAAGAAGGAAGACGTCCAGCTCGTAACGCTTGAGCATCTTCACGGTCTCTTGGACGGGAGCTGTCATGACGTCGAAGCCGTACATGCGTAGCAACTCGTCGCAGACCTCTACGGGCACAGAAGCAACGTGAAGCATCTCACCGGATCGTTGGTGAACGCTGTCCGCACGCGCTGAGCGCAGTTCGGATAACCAGTCGTCGGGAATGTGCTGTGTGCGATTGATAATCAAATCACCTGTCACGCGGTCTTCATCAAACGCGACGAGGCTATCGAGAAGCTTAGGCTCCTCGTGGAATGTTTCTGCTGACATAAATTCTCAAAGGTCGAAGGGACCACAAGCCTAAGCCTGTGATCCCTCCGTAGTTGATTAGAAGCCGGTAGCCGCTTCGATGACTGCCGAGGAAGCGAAGAAGTTCTTGTGCTTCAGTGAGAACTCACCGAGCAGCATTGCCTTCTCGCTATCGCCGGTCTTGGCCAGAGCCTTGCGCTCCCAAGGACGCAGGGTCACGTTGGTCCACTGGTCGGGCTCGAAGATCAGCGTGTTCTTCGCCTTCTGGAAGCGGTTGATTTCAACCTTCTGCTCACCGAACGGCGAGACGTAGAGGTTGACCACGTTGACAATCGCCTTGTCATTGCCACCCGTGGGCAGCGTGCGGTAACGGCCAGCAGCCGAAGCGAAGCCAGCGAGGACCACGGAGTTCGAAGGGGTCACGTGGATACGCGTGGGCTCAGCACCAGCCACGTAGGCGTTCTGCAGAGCAGTCACGAGCAGAGCTTCGGACAGCGGGGTCGCCGCGCCACCAGTGTAGACCACAGTGGTGCTATCAAGCTGCTGCTGGAAACCAGCGAGCGTCGAAGCGGTCGTCGAGTTACCGGCCGATTTCGTCTGAGCGGTGCCAACGAGAGCGTTCTCACGGTCGCGCTTGATAGCCGCCGAAGACTTAGCCATCTGGTACGCCATTTCGCGCTTGCGGCCATAAGTGGACACAACATTGGCGCGGTCGGTAACCTGCACGGCTTCAGTGAAAATCTGCGTGTAGTTGTTACGCATCACGGTCGGGACAGCGGTGATGAACGAAGCATCAGCGCCTTCAACCGCAGCGTTGGTGCCAACGGCGCGCAGGCTGTCTTCCTGCCACTGGAACAGAGGCTGGGTCACCTTCTCATTGCCGATGGCGCTCTGGAAGGGCGTCTTGCGCGGCGAGAGGTTGGTGATGACGTCGGAAATGTCTTCTTTGATACCCACCATCTGGTAGGTCTGGTAATTAGCCATAGTTCAGAAATTCTCTTTGATCGAAATAAAGTTTAGTCGTCGCCCATAAGGGCAAGGAAGGCGTTCTCTGCATCCTGTCGGGTGCCGCTCTGCTTGGCCTTTGCCACAGCGGATTTGGCGGTCACTTCCTTGGAGGATGCACGAGCTGCTGGAGCTGATGCGGAGTTCTTCACAATCTTCGTAGGCGTCTTGTTGACCTTCTTAGTCTGGACCTTTGAAGCACCACGCTTGAACTGCATGGCCATATGGAGCACCTTGAATGCACCGGGATCAGTGAGGTTGTTCACCATCTCAGCGTCGAGGCCCATCTCAGAGCCGAACGCGCGGATGTCGTTGTAGACAGCCTCGTTCCAACCTTTGATGTGCGTCGGGCTCTCAGGGTTAGTCAGCGCAGTGACACAAGCCTTTGCGGACTTGGCCTGAGCCGTCTTCTGCTCGTCGGTGACGCGCGCCATGAAGCCGTCGAGTTCGTTCTTGATGAACGTCTCGCTTTCGATTGCTTCCTTGGCCTCATCCTGCAGAGCCTGCAGCTGTTCGGGCGGGAAGTTCGGGTCCTTCATGAGCTGCATCCACGGGATGGCTCGATACTGGTCAGCCTTTGCGGTGACCTTCTTCAGCATGACGTCGTAAGCTGCGATGTTCTTCGCACGCTCAGCGTCAATTACCTTGCGCTCTTCAGCGACTTCTTGGGATTTACGTGTAAGAGATGCCTCTTGGCCCCAAAGACGTTTCAGGTCCTTGACAGGAACTTCGTGCTCCGTGTCACCTTCCTTGATCTTGACGTAGGTCTCATCGCTGTCGTCAGCGAACTTCTTGGCCTTCGTCTTGTCGTCTTCGTCGCCCTCGCCTTCGTCGCCTTCGTCGTCACCCTCTGGATTTTCATCGGAGGTCTCTTCGTTGTCAGCTTCGTCGTCGTTAGCTTCGTCTTCATTCGAGGGTTCATCGCCCTCAGGCTTCTTACCTTCTTCGGATGGCTCTACAGCGTCCTCATCCTCTTCAGGATCAGTAAGGAAAGCATTGATGCCAGCTTCGTCGCCGTCGATAGCATCGGGGTATTCGTTAGTTGCAAGTGCAGCGTCCGAGAGGATGGCTGGCATGGTCAGTTCGTTCCGTCATAGATGTCGTGGACACGGGGATCGTCCGTAGTGTCAACGAGCACGGGTTCTGGGAGTGGTGCTTGTGCCGCGTCCGCGAATTTCTTCACGAGCACGAGGAAACCTTCGAAGCCTTGGAAGGACGCGTAGATTTGTTCGCGAGCTTTGGTTTCGTGAGGTTTGGTTTGGAGAATGTCGGCGGCGCACTGCTGCGAATAGAGCTGTGTGAGAGCGCCGAAGTTCTCCGAGCTAAGGAGGTCCAAACAGAACGCCCCTAGCTCAGAGATTGTTGCTTCGTTCAAGCGATGTCCTTGTTGTGCAGGTAGGCCATCATCTTGTTGATGAGGTCAGGCCCACGCACGGCCTGTGCTTGCGCAGCGGCCATAGGGTCGATGAATTGTCCCGTACCTGGGTCAGTCATCATCGCTGAGTTGCGCTGAAAGAATGACATAGGGTCAGCCTGTGGTGCTTCGGCAGGACGGGCCTGCGGCATTGGCACTGAGGCTTGCGGCACTGGTGATCCATTGGGGGCACCGGGAGGCCGTGGCTGGGGCATTGGTGTTGCCGGGAGAGCGCCGAAGGACTGCATAATGTGGTCCATTGGCGTCATGTCAGCACTGTAGTTTGTCGGTGTCGCAGAGTTGTCCGTCGAGATAGGCGGGGAAACTGCGGGAGCGCCCCCCGGCTCCACAGGCTGAGCTGTGGGCTGGGGAACGTCGATTTGTGAGGTCTTCCAGAACGGAGTGGCGAATGAACCCCCGCGCGAAAGGACGCGCGAGAGCACAGGGGCCAGCCGTGAAAGCTGTTGCATTACGACAGGGTTCATTAGGGGCTTGCGTTTGCCGATACAGACACAGAGGCTTCCTTGTCCTTCATCGCCTCACGCTGGATAACCAGCTCTTCATTGGCGACGTGAACACGGGATGCCGTATCCAAGTCCTGTCGGTCGTTGTCGCGGTCCATATCCAGAGCCTTCAGCTGCATCTCTGCTGCGTCTTGCTCAGTACGGGTTTGATCGAGAGCGTACAGTCGGCTTGCGTCTGCTTCGTCGATTGTCAGCTTGCGCTCAGTGACGGCAACACCGCGTTCCTTCAGCTCCAGTTCCTTCATCTTGAGCGGATCGGGCTGCTGAGGCGGCACTTGATCAGGTCGAGCTAGGTAAGCAGAGAAGCGGTTCATGCCAGATAGCTTGGCCATGTCGTGAAGCATCTCGTAACGCTGAGAGCCACCAAACTGATTACCAAGGCCTCCGTCTTTCGCCATCATTTCGTAGGCGCGACCGAGCTTCTGAACTGCCATGTCCTTCTCACCGTAGCCAAGGTGCATCGAGACGCTGCAAGTGCGGCGCTCTGTCCAAGACTGCGGATTGACCTTCAGTTCACCACCAGCGACTTCAATCACCTTCTCCTTCTTCTCATTGAGGATTGCGAGCCGAATGACTTCAATCATCAGAGGAACAAGGAAGTTGGCAGCGAAGTTGCGAGCCATGATCTTCTGACGGCCACCTGAGGCCTTCATCATGTTGTCCACGAGACCTTGTGAGTTCTGCGTGGAGATGGCGTCCTTGTTCAGGCCCTGAGAGAGCGCAGAGATGCCAGTTGACTTCTCGTTGTTCTCAGTGAGCATTCCAAGGACATTGAACACGTAAGGGTTCAGGTTGTTCTGCTGGAACGGAGTAACGCTGTCGGGACGACGCACGTTGACGACACCACCAAGGCGGTTGTCTAAGAGTTCGCGCGGGTTCATCAGACCGCCGTTGACCACGGCCCATCGCGGGTTCGTGGTGATAGCCGTGTGATCGAGTACGCCCCGGAACAATACAGTGCGTGCGTTCTGCGTGTGGATCACGCGGGCGGCGTAGTTGTTGCCGTAGAAGACGTGAGGGATTGGCAGAGGCACGTAGGCGATAAACGGAGGCTTATCTACCTCCTGCTTGTCGAGCAGCGTGTTGCCAGCGTAGCAGACCTTGTAAAGTCTGACGCCCTTCCCTGCATCAATCTGCATCTTCACGTAGTTCTCGTAGTAGACCACGTATTCCAGTTCGTTCTGGATTGGCTCATCGGAGCCTTCGACGCCATGGGTTGGCGAGGTACGTGCGAGAACTTCAGGGCTGAACTGCAGCTCCTTGGCATCGTCAGCTGGGATAGCCTCTACGATGCTCTTCTTGTATCCCATCTCGATAAGCTCAGCGCGCGTCTTAGGCGTGCGATGGCCTGTGTAGTTGGCCGAGAAGATGCTGGTTGCCAGAGGCTCGATTAGGAACTCTTCAGGCGCGATTGGGTCAATGCAGACCTTGGAGACGTCACGCTTGCGCATGAGTGTCCCGCTGAACATATCGCTGCCCAGCTCACTTTCGGTCGCGTCGAACTCATCGACATCTTCCTGAGACGCAAGTGCATGAGCATCGGCACCTGAGAGGTCTTCGAAGGTCTCTTCGGCGTACTCGTACTTATCTTGCCAGTACACCTTAACGACGCCAGCGCGGGCCGTTAGGCCGTCGTGCATGACGCTATTGAAGATGTTGTAACCTTCATTCTCTCGGAAGATCACATATGACGCATATTCGGTCGCTACACGGCAGACTTCGGCGTTCATGTCCTGATCAGGATCGAACACAGCGATTTGGTCGCCGCCTGCGAACACTTCCAGCAACTGCGAACGCATCATCTCTACGCTGTCGTAGACGTCGGATGATACATAGGACGAGGAGCCCTCTGAAGTACGCTTCGGGAGGTCCCCGTTGAGGTAGCGAGTGACGCGCTCTCGCTCTCGTGCGAGACGGCTGTCGAACCAACTAACGCTAGTGGTAGCCTTAGCCTGAACTCGTGTGAGGATTTCTGCGTCCCTAAGAATACTTGGCTTCTGAGCCATTAGGGTCCTTGGTTAAATTGCTTGGGTGTAAAATTCGTCTGAGACTTCCACGGGGGTCCATGTGCCCTCGTGCGCGTAGTTCGCGATGGCGAGTGACATCACACAGTCGTCGTGTGAGCCGCCTTCGGCTTCCATACGGCCAGCTTCGGTGACGACGAACGTCATCATTTCCTTCAGCGTGGTCTCGTCGTTAATCTCAATCTGCTTTTCGCGGTCGCAAGCTCGCAGACCGTCGATGATCAAAGGCTTGGTGCGTTCACTCGTGAAGAAGCCAAGGTTGATCGTGTCCTTCTCAGGATCGAGGGTGCCCTCTACCTGGTCCGTGTATAGGTACGGATAGTCGGCATCACGCAGAGCCACACACGTCACTAGGCCGTGGTTATTCCGCTCAGGCGCGATTAGCGCGCTGTTGTAATGATAGCCGAGGGTAATTAGGATTCTTGCGAACACGTCGGGATGCGCTAGGCCTCGCCATACGGCTACCTGCCGCTTCTTGCTGTCGAGGATTTGGGCAACGGATGGGTCACCATCCTTGCGTCCCTTGACGCCTTGACGAAGGCCCATGCCAACGTCGGCACCGATCACGTATGTCTCTTTAGGATCGACTTTATAGTAGACCTTCAGTTCACCACGTGGGTTCTCTCGGAGCACACGCAGAGGAAGGGGCTTGCCTGTCGAGTTGTCGAAGCTCTCTTCAACCGCCATCAGGGCAATAGGCGGCTTAATGACCACCAACCGCGACTGTATGTAGTCGTTGTTGAAGATTGGACGGCCCGTGCTGAGGAAGGCTTCCTCTGGGGTCGCTGGGTATTCCTGCTTGAACAGTTCAAGACCGTTCGTCGCTACCTTCTTACGTCGCCAGTAGAGCTGATCGTTGCTGTTGAGCAGCGGAGCGAATTGCTTCAGCATCAACTCTTCTTCAGGCGTCCTCTCGAAATCTGGAGGCGCTTGTTCGCGGTACTCATCGCTTTCGAACCATGCGGAGAAGAACACTTCGTAGCCGTTCCAACGATGATCCTTGGTGGCTGCACCTTGGTACATCTCGTAGAACTTGCCCGTGACGCCCTGAGCCGTACTTTCGAGGAAGATGGCCGTGCCTTCTTCTTCAGGAATAGCCTGAACGAGACCATTGAAGTTCGTTGCTGCGAACGCCGGGGGCCAGAAGGCCACTTCGGACAGATGCGCAACAGTAAGCGTTTCACCACGGGCAACGCCTCGACCGCCTGCGGTAGCAACCCGGAGGCCGCTGTCGAGCTTGTCGAACGTCAATTCGTTACGTGAGAGATACTTCGTGCTTGGGCGAACGATGTCCGGTACGTTGTCGTGTATACGACGGTACATATCGAGCAGCGTTGTGGTGCTGTCGCCCTCGTGCGCCATAACGAGGCCCTTCTGAGCCTTGCGCTGAGAGAGCCACCAGTATTGCCACGCAGAGATAACCGTCGAGAGGCCCTGCTGTCGTGCTTTGAGCACAACGAAGCGGACCTTGCCGGTTTCCAACTGTTGCTTGATGATTGCTTTAGCGAAACGCTTCTGCACGCGGTTCAAGACGAGCGGGGTAATCTTGCCCTGCTTCGTCCTGATCTTCACACAGTGCTTGGCGTAGAACTCAAAGTCGTCGAGAAGCCGCTTGCGGGCCTTTAATTGATCCGCAGTCAGCTCACTCATTCATTTCCTGCGCTACCGCGTCGAGGAAGTCTTCCGCCTTGTTGAGCGTCAGCTTCGACTTCGTTTCAGGCTTGCTCTTCGTGAAGTTGAGCACGGTGTTAATAGCCTGAATTTTGATCTTGTTGTCAGTTGGGCCTACAGCGAGCACGAAAGCTTCACGCAGCGCAGCTGTTGCCTTACCGTCGTCAGACGTCGGGACTTGGATGGACGTTACTTCGCCCTCGTCACCGATGAGTTCAACGATTTCATCGGCGGCTGGGAGCTGGCCAGCGTCTTTCATGATCTGGATAAACCTATCTGCTTGGGCGTATGCGCGTTCCCACAAAGGGATTGCATCGCGCTTGCGCATCCCATCAGGGACGCCGCGCCGCCAAAATTTGTTCGGGTTGAGCTTCGCCGCAGCAATGCGGTCTTCGTCGCGCTTCTTCATGCGCTCGCGAAACTCAGGAGTGGCCCAAAGCTCTTTCAATCGCTGAGAGGCTTTGGACACTTTGAATTTTCCTTGTGAACGCGAGGACTTCTTTCGAGGCCCCCGCGTCTTCTTTACTTCTGCCAAATTCTATCCAACTGAGGCTTGAAGGCATCTTTCAAGGCCTTTCCTGCATCTGTTGGAAGTAGGCCAGCGTAGTGATTGATTGCTTCCAGCGCGCGGTTGCGCTTGCTGCCAATCTTGTAGAGCTGTCGCAGCAGACCATCGAATGCAGCTCCGTATTGCGGATACTGCGACTTCATCGCGTTGATGATGTCGTGACGTGCTGTGGCGGTGTCTGTAATGCTTTCGATGTAGCTCTCGCGACGCCCCTTCGGCACATTCGGCCCCAGGTAATTGCTTGCTTCCATCTCTGCGTACTGGCCGGGTGAGATACCCTGCGGATACAGACGTTCATTCGGGATAGGCTCGTAACCGCCTAGGCCTTCGAACGGGTCGGATGTTTCCACCTTGCCGTTGGCTTTGGTGATCTTCGTGACCTTTGGTGCCGCTGCAGCCTCTTCCTTGGCTTTCATCTTCTGGACCTTTGCGAGGCCTGACATGAGAGCTTTGGTCTGCGCTGCTACGTCCTTCGGGATACCCTGAGGAACGGGAGCTGGCACAGGAGACGGTTCTGGTGCGGCCACAGGAGCTGCCTGCGGTTCTGCCGGGAGACCCTGCTTCAGCCGTGCCTTCAGCATGGAGATTGCCATAGGGCTGATCGGCGGCGCTGCTGGTGCGGCCTCAGGCTGCGGCGGTGGCGCTACAGGCTCAGGAGGCAGACCCTTCTTCAAGGACTGCTTCAGCATCGACAGGGCCATAGGACTGATCTGCGGTTGCTGTACAGGAGGCACAGGAGCTGCAGGAGGAGCCACGGGAGGCACAGAAGTTGTCGGTGTCGGTCGAGGACCCCACGGCCCGGGAGCTGGCGCGGTAGGCGGTGCACCGGGAGGCGCAACCTGCGGACCCGTAGGACCTGAAGGCAGCGGACGCGGAGCACCCCAAGGCTGGGATGGACCCTGCGGAGGAGCTGCGGGAGCCTGCGGCGTCTGCGGCATACGCAGTCGAGCCGTGCTGTCCGCGAAGTGTTCAGCGAACGTCTTGGCCGGGGATCGGACACCCGCCACGCCGTCAAGCATACGAGCGCCGCCGTAGGCACCTGCGACACTGCCAGCGAACAGAGGGTTACTGAGGCCAAGCAAGTGCATACCGAGCGCCGTAGCGACGGTGCCACCAGCGAGGCGCACAGGATTCAGCAGGAAGCCAAGGTTCTTGTCCATGACACCCGAGATACCGCCTGCCCAACCTTTGTCACCGTATGACCCACGCTCTTGAGCGAGCTGGGCGACACGCATGGTGCGAGCTAGGTAGGCCGCATTGGCTCCGTCTGGAGCTGCAGCTGTTCCGCTTTCAATAGTCGCGATGTCGGTAGGCGTCAGCGGCTTGCCCGTCTGGGCACGCTGGAGCGCGTTGTCTACATCGGGAGCGAGAGGAACATCACGACGGACATTCCGCGCGGCGTCACCTAATTCATTCTGGATGTCAGACTTCACGTTCTCATGTGACGTGCGGTCTACCTTGGAGTTACCAAGGTTGCCGTCGCCTGCGGTCTGCAGACGCGTTGCGTAATTCTTGGTTGCCTCAGCGTTTGCGCCACCAAACTCACGCAGGCTGGATGCCCGCGCTACGTCTGCGGTGCCACGTGGTGAAGCCATCGCAGCACTCGTAAACATGCCGCCCGCCCCCGCTTCCAACGTGCGAGCTGGGTCAATCGTAAGGCCCTTGTCGGTGCCAACGGTGAGACCTGCTTGCGTGGTTGCGTCGGATGCAGCGCCTGCCCCTGCGCCAACTGCGGCAGTGGTGAGATACTTCTTGGCTGCATCGAGAGCACCTTGAGCGCCCACGGTAGCAATCTTATTGGTGCCCGGGACGAAACGTAGAGGATTGACAGAACCGACAGCCGACGAAGCTGCAGCGGTGAGACCGCCGCGTACCTTGTCTTGTGTTTCAGGCTCTGCATCAGGATTGCCAGTGCGATCAGCAGCAGCCTCTTTGGCCGTGCTTCCTGCCGTGCGCTGCCATGCAGACAGTGCGCCACCCGCCAAGCCTGCAAGGGCAGACATCTTCGCACCAGCGCCTAGACCCTTCGTGGTCTTCGCAGCAGCTGTTGCAGCAAGAATGTCCTGACCGAGCCCGGGGGCTTGCTCAGCAATCTTCTGAGGAATTTGTGAGTAGTTCCAGTTCAGCGGATTGGCCGAACCGTTCGTTATATTCGCAGGTACGTAGTTAGGGTCAGGCCTGTCGCCGCCCTGCCCTACCCCCATAAACTGCTTGGCCGTCTCGCTGTCGCCAGAGACCAAATCTTTTACGCCGTGCACAGCACCCGCGAGAACACCGGAAGGAGCCTTAGCTCCCTCCTGAGTTTGGAAGTGCTTAAAGCCTGCCAGCGCGGCCTCTTGGTCGTCAGCTTCGATACGGAGCTTTCGGCCATCGTCGAGGCCAAGTTCAAAGACTGGCATTAAGCCGTTCCTATTGTACGAGTTGAATTGATTTCACGCCCTTAGGAAGCGCGGGCTTACCTGGGGCAGACTTCGGCGCTGCGGCCTCAGCCTTGGAACGTTCCTGATCTTCGGTTGCCCACTTGGAAGAGAGCGTGCCGAGTTCAGTACGGAACGAAGGCTTGATGACACCGCCGTTTGCGGCTTCGTGATCCTGTCTCAGCTTCTCTGCTTCCATGACGCGTCCATTGGCGCGGTCGTAGATGTCGAGAAGGCGAATGTTGGCGTCTTTGCTGTTGTTCAGCGAAGTTGCCATCTGGGTCACGAACTTACGGTCGCTGTCCGAGAACGATCCAGGTAGAAGCTTGGTGCCGCCGTTGTTCACGAGCTGCAGAGCGAGCTTGTTGCTGAGAGCAGACGCCATGTCGCCATCTGCCACGGCCTTTGGATCACCAAAGCCCATCGCTGAGTAAAGCTTGCGTGCGCCTTGGACCCAATCGCCTCCTGTGCCCTGATACACACCGTCATTACTGAAGACGTTGCGTAGTTCGTTCACGGTAGTCTGTTGGTTCACAGCGTCACGCGCGGCGCTCGACAGGCCAGTACCAAGCTCGACCATGCCCTTTGCATTGTCCTTGTTGTACTGCTCTGTGTAAGTGTCGTCGTCAGGCTTCGGCGTGAATGCTTGGAAGCGAATAACCTTGTTTCCAACCTGCCCAAGGGCCATGCCGGTCTTAGGGTCTACATGCCCGATAGTCAGCTTGTTGGCTGCGTTCGGTGCCTTCTGCATCGCTACTTGAGCTTGTGTAAGCGCGTTGGCCTGTGCGGGAGATGAGATACCAGCCAAAGCCGATCCCATACCAGTTAGGCTTGAGCCAATTACGCCCGCCTTGTCTACACCGCCATCACCAGCTCCCGCCGAGAATAGTACGCCGGGTCCTAGTGTGTTGTTCGCGCTGAGAGCGCCACTGTCCTTCGAAGGATCAGCAAACGCGGAAGTGAGTGCACCGGGGTTTGAAGGCTGAATGCCAGCAGCAGAGTTGATAGCGGATACGCCATCGCCGCCGTTAGCTCCTAAGAACTTGTTGAACTTGCCAACATAACCGCTGCCTGAAGTACCGAGGATGTCACGCTTGTTCGCGCCAGTGGACATAGGGCCACCAGTGAACCACGCGGACGCGGCGTCCTGCGGGTTGCCGTACTTGTTGACGTAGCTGCCGAACTGTCCGTTGAACACGGCGTCCTGCGCATCCTTGTCGGCAAGGAACTGCTCAGGCGTCATAGACTGCCCAAGGTGCTTCTTGGTCCATTCGGGGATGTTCGCACCCATGACCTGATAAGCGCCGTATGCACGGTCACCGCTGTTGGTCACAGGGCCGAGCAGTCCGTAGTTTCCGCCGCTGCTCTCGATGCTCTTGATTGCGTTCTGATATAGACTGTTCATTAGCTGAAAGGCTTCCAGCCGAGACCGCCGAGGCCGGTTGCTGCCGAACCTGCGGTGCCAAGCAAGCCACCAAGGACGGACCACGCGCTAGGCGAGGACGTCGATGTGGAAGTGCCTGTCGAGCTGCCGCCCCAATTCTGCGTGCCGATAATGCCCATGAGGCCGTTCAGCGCGTCATACGGAGACGAAACCTGCGACTGATACTGAGCCTGCTGGTTGTTGAGATTTGCCTGAGACGCCGCCTGCTGGCCTGAGCCCGCCTGCGTTGCCAGATTGAATAGGTTTCCCTGATCGGTGATCGACTGAGAGCCCGCGTTGACACCAGCGTTTGCCGCTGCGGTGCCTGCGTTGGCTGCACCAGTGAGCGCACCAAGTTGATTGGTGTTGTTCGCGTTGGCGTTCGCAGAGGCGAGCTGAAGGCCCGTCTGGTACGCGCTGTTGCGCATAGTGGCACCAAGGTCTGACGACTGCTGAGCCAAGCCGCGCTGCACGAGACCATCAGCAATTCCCGTTCGGGAGCTGTTGGTGTTGCCGGTAATTGATGCGTTCTGCTCGATACCCGGGAGCGTCACGTCACGCGCCGTCTGGGTAGCGTTCAGCATCGCGTTGCGAACTTGGCTGTCGATGTCTTGACCAGCCACGTACTTATTCGCGCTGTCTACGATAGACTGCGTGTTGTTCAGCTTAGTGGGGTCGTACTGACCAAGGCCTGATAGTGCGCCTGTGGTAGCAGCAGAGCCTGCGTTGCTTAGAGCAGTACCTGTTGCGGAGTTCTGCGCCGATGTGCCATTCCCGTTCGCGTAGTTAAGCGCGCTCTGGAATGTCTTGAGCTGATCGGGAGTGTACTGAGCAACGAAATCTGTAGGGGCCTGAGCTTGTGAAGCCTGCCCGTAGGCATTCTGCGCATTCGAGAACGCTGAAGTAAGAGCGCCTGCCTGCGGTGCCCAAGGGCTCGTCTGCTGAGACGTCTGTTGAGTTTGAGAACCGCTCATCGCGTCCTTAAATGGAATGAATGAATAGAGGGCGCTGAGCGCCGTTGTTACAAATGACGTCCTGAAGGGGCTTGAAGCCGAGAAGTGAAACGAACTTCACCCACTTCGCGTCTGCTACTTCCGGGCACGCATAAAGCGGCGCGCGGCACACAGTGCGGAAGGTCTTGAACTCTCGGATGAGACGTTTGCAGACGGACGGAGACCAGTGAACTACGCGGATGTGGGCGAGAAGGAATTGCTCCCCTCCCGCCGTCCGGTATTCGTCAATCTCGCACCAGTAATCATCAGTGATTTGGATGGGGTGCCGCTGGACGAATGAAAAATCGTTCAACTAAGTCCGTTGGTATTCATGCGAGTTTCGAGAGAACTCACAACTGCAATCAGCTGTGCTATTGAGTTCTGCAGTTTGGTCAACTCGCCGGTAATGAAGCGTTGTTCGCCGCCGTCAATCGACGGATAGCTCTTCGGTGTGTATGCGAGTAGCTTCTTGGATTCAGTGTGAACCGTCATCCGCGTGAAGCCAGAACCTTGAGGTCCAAATCGAACCCTGTAATGGTCATCTCTTTGTAGTCGTCGTAACGGATGCGATACGCGAGATATCGACCAGCTGTGTTGAAGTCGAGCTTCTTAAGGTCAGCACCGTTGTAGGGCTGGTAGCCTGTGAACACAGGGTCCTCGTTGAAGCTATCTGACGAACCTACGTCTATCATCAGGTCAGCTGAGCCTGAGCCAAGTCGTACTTGCGGATAGATGGAGGACAGAACCTTGTAGCCTTGCAAGTCAACGCCAACCTCGTCGAGGTCAACTCCTGTGCGCTCAAGATAACGCGGCTTGGTGGCCGCTATGTCCACAGGGTACGCCACGGTTGAACCTTGGCCGTACAAATCGAATGCGTATAGGGACTTGGTTAGCCCTGATGTCGAGTTCGATCCGCCAACGTAAACTGACGTGCGCTTGTAGCCGTCTTCCTGATCCTGATACGAACCGCCAATGGTCTCATACGATGCCGTGGCGTCCGTGTAGGTCAGCAGGTTGCTTAAGTTTGCCTGCGTTGCGCTATGGACTGACGGAAGGTCGTCGAAGGTCCAAGTGTCATCAATGTAATTCCACACGGCCTGTCGGTTGCATCCGTTGTTGCTGTCGAAAGCAATCAAGGCATCACCTGACACGTAGCTGAACGTGATTTCCTTCAGCTTCGGATTATGGCTTACAAAGCAGCGATCAGCCTTTGAAAGGTTGAGCGAGCCGTAGATGTAGTCACGAGTACGTTTGTCGCACACCGACTTCTCACTAACGCCGTCGTGCTGCCAGATGTCATCAGGTCCGAACACAACATTCTTGCCGTCGAACTCAACAGAGCAATTGGCGCTTAGTGATCCCTTTTGGAAAGGCAGAGGCTCATAGTTGTAGACGCTGAGCTGGCCATTAGCCTGCATATGCCATGCCTGCTTGAAGCCGTATATGATCAGGTCGCTACCGAGGTTGCAGCCGTCCGTAATTGGCCCCTGCATCTCAGCAAGGATGTTCTCAGAGGCGAGCGTGGCTGGGTTCGTGATGTCCCATGAAGCAGGCACTGTGCCCGCAAGTGGAATACTAGATGTCTTCACCATCGTTGGTGAGTTCACCGCACCCTTGGTCACGTTGAGCGCAACAAGAGCGCCCGCGCATGAGCGTAGTAGAACACAGGACCACGATGGGTCCCATCCAGACGAGCTAAGGTTTTGGAAGATGCTGTCGGAAGTCCGAAGATACCACGGCGTGCGATCAGAACGGTTTACATAGGTTACGTTGGCAAGCGTCGTGCTTGTCCACGTAGCTTCAACCGATGAAGGCGTATAGCCTGCAATGCTGCATGGAGTTTCGGTAACACCAGTGATCCGGCTAACTGTGCCGTTCATGTATCCGACGAAGAGAAGGTCGAGGCCCGCTGTAGGGTTCGACGAGAACACGTAGCGAGGTTCTTCAGTACCAAGGTGGACTACACTGCGGAACACAGGTCCGCTGGTGATCTTACCGTTGCGAAACCTGACATTGACACCAGCAGAGAAAGCCTCTTGGGGTAAGTCATATGGGTCAATATCATTGATGACACCATACTTCGCTAGATTGCGAAGATGGACGTTAGCCATAGGTTTCCTAAAGGATACTAAGGAGAACCTGAGAGTTCTCTTATTTGGAAATAAAAATGATCATCAACCAAAGCTCTACTTAAGGAGCCTGAGGGATACCTATGTTTCCTAAGGTATCCCCCTTACCCCCAAAGGAGCTAAGGTCGAGCGAGGCGCTTGATTAGGAAGCGGCCCCGACTTGAGGATTTGGCACAGCCACCACAGTCCATACCTGACATTCCTTTTCGGTATCGAAACGGGTCATTAGGGTCACGTGGTTTGTGCCTTCAGCGATAGCAGCTGAGAGGCCTTTGGTAGCCTCTGTGAAGTCAGTGTAGTCGGTGGAGATCATTGGTCTCTTAAGTCTTGATACATTTGATTACGCTGTACGCTTCTGGGCGGGTTTCAGCACCTACGTTCGCAGCGACAGTGATGTTGTGAGAATGCGCCCCTTGAGCGTCCGTAGCACCACCAACGCCGTGTGCGTGGTTCACCGAGGTCGGAGCTATCGAGAACGGGGCCCTGCCGTAAAGGCCGCTACCGTTTGCAATGTGGGTGTCGTTGAACCCTGCGACAGCTAGACGGTCAGCTTCCGCAATCGCGTGTGCGTGCGGATCGTTGCGATCCATAAATCCGGTCGAGCCTGACACGTTGTGCGCGTGAGAACCTTGTGTGTCTGCAGTGGCCGTATGTCCATGCGCTCCGACAAGTCCTGATTCCTTCGTGCCTGCAGTAACACCAGTGCGCCGTGAGCGCGGGAAGCGTCCTGTGTCAGTCACGTTGATCAGAGCGAACGTGGACGTGGATATGCCAAGATGCGTAGCGAGACGTGGATAGTCCGCTGTATTGTAGGTTTGGCCGTTCAGCTCCAGGTATTGACCACCTGCGCTGCCATCGTTCTTGAAGCCCTCAGGCTCGACAAGAAACTCGTGAAGAGAGCCAACAGGAACGGCACCGTTGCCGCTTAGTCGGCCACCAACAATCGTGATGAGCCCTGAGGCTGATCGGTAGAGGCCAAGCGTAGGCTCGTCGGTAAAGGAGTACGAAGGGGTAGCAGCGGCACCAGAGGGCACAATGAGCCCCTGAGCGCGCGACCACGGAGAACTGACGCCCGGGAAGCTGTTCTTCAACACCGCCTTGATCAGGCGCATGTGGTCATCAGCGTTGTTAATGCCATCCGAAGCGGCAGGGTTGGACGTGATGAGGTCCTGAATGTAAGTGGCGGTCTCTAAGGGCAACCTGTGGGGTCCCAAGTATTCGTAGTGTTTTGAAATAAGGCTAAATTGAGAGACATCAGACGGCCTCTCTTCTATAGGTCAGTGGGTTTGCCATCTAACCCATTGATAACACTACATAAGTGTGTTTTCTTGCCTTAATCGGGCCACAAAGGACCCAATGGGACCCAAAGTCGAGCGCGGCGCGGTATCCCGATGTGTACTGGCGGATACATGGGACCCAAATGGGACCCAAGGTTTCCCGAAGCACAGTGCTGCTGTAACCTAGGCGGCGGCGGCGGCTTTACTCCGAATATTTTGAAGTCGGGTCGCCGGGTCGATCCCAAAAGGGTCCCATGGGCCAATATGGGACCCAAATACCCCGCGCACATACCCCGCATACCCGCTAAGTCATTGGTCTTGCTGGCGTGTCATCGGATTAGATAACCGAATGCCAGCACGTCGAGGGCCTGCGTGGGCGTGTGTATGCCTGGCTTCAACCTGGTGCATTGGGGCTCGTCGAGGGCCTGCGGTGTCCGCAAGTATTCACGGGTTGCATTGTGTGCGGATCAGTACAGAAAGTTTATGAGCGGGCGGGATAATCCCCTCTTATATGGCTGATTAGGCTCTCGACGGGCCACAGAGCCCCAAGGATTCGATTGGGCAACCTGAGGGCTACCAACGTATCCCCACGATCCCACGGCTCTCCTGAGGCTTCCCACGAGACAGCCATGCGTCCTAGGAATCCCTGATATGTTCCTGACCTATTCGTCACTATTTCCGTTGACGACAGGATCAGCCGGGATCAGATTAGTTTCCGAAAGGTCACTAACGACCAATCAGGCAAACCACGGGGAACACCAATGATCACCTTGCACCCAGCAGTTAAGACCACGGCAGACGGCTTCATTCCGATGATCACCATTCGCGGCGCAAAGGGTCAGATGCGCGGCTCTGTTACGCCTCAGGGTGATGCCCGTGAGTTTCGTACATTCACCAATGCTCTCGCCGCTGAGGTCGAGGCGCGCGTCATCGCTCTCCGTTGTGCCCTGCAGTATCCCAACGCTCTCCGCGTCTCCATTTGACCAATTACTGACCAATAGGGAATGATGACCATGACGAAGTACACCACACAGGTTGAACGCTACGGACGCACTGAGAGCGTTGTGGATGCACAGGCATTCGCGCGTGACCTCTCCAAGACCCTTGGGGGCGGTGCCCTGCTCCCGCCGCACCCTAATTCGCTTGCCTCCGAACACCACTCGTTCGCCTCGTTCCCTATGGGCCTGAACATCATCAGCGTCAGGGCAAACCACTATGGCTCTAAGGGTCGTGTGGAAGTCCGCATATCTGCTTCGGATGTCGCGTTTGATGAGTTCAACCGATACGCCAAGACGCACGACACACAGAGCGCCACGGTAGACCCTGAGGCGCGCACGATTGAGCGTATCGCGGTTGATATCAAAAAGCGTGTCATTGACGCGTCAGCGGATGCCCTGAGGCTTCAACGGGAATACGCATCCAGCATTCGCGCAAACCGTGATGAGTTGGGCGAAGATATCAAGACGCTCAACGCTTCGGGATACGTGGCCACACGTCGTCAAGGTGAGCGAGACGTCAAGGCCTCTGTGTATTCCGCAGGCGGTCATCATTACGTGTCGGGCTACGTCACCAACGGCACAGTCTCAATCGACCACATCGGCAGCATGAGCGTTGCCAAGTTCCTGCGCGTGGTCGCGGCTCTCAACTCCAAAGACTGACCCAAGGTCGAAAGGCCTTCGGGCCTCGCAGTGTGTGGCACTGCCTGATGATGACCGTCAGCCTCCAAGCTCCCAAGGTATCCCAAATGCCCCCTATTGATTTCATGACATGCACCGCGCGTGACGTCATTGCTCGCTCGCTCCTGTGTCACCCTTCGACGCTCGCAGGGCGCTTGATGGAAGTCGCAAAGACGCACGCGGGTTATTCCATCGTGACCCCTGACGCGACCGTTGCAGCCATCGCACGCCGTATGGGTGAGAAGGCTTTTCTCGCTGCAAGCCATGCACGCGTCGAGAGCATCGAACCAATCATGGCCGACTTTGATCAGGTCATAGCCACCTTGCATTGCGCGTGTGAACTGCAGCTAGTCCCGCGTTCCCTGCGTGGCGACATCGCCGCACGTATGGAGGCCTGAGCCAATGTCATCGCTCTTAGAAACCGCATCATGGGTGATCCGCGAGAAGGCTACAGGCCGCGTGATTGGGGAGACCTTCAATAGCAAGGTTCTGCAGGTTCTCAACACAGCTCGATATGAAGCCGTGCCCATCCTCGAATATTTGCAATCACTCAATCGCAAATGAGAGCCCGAAACCTAAGGGGCTCCATGGGGCTCCTGACGGTCGTCACGTAATCGCGTGGCCTGATGATGGGCATCAGCAATCGACTACACACAAGGGTCACCAATGGCCAAGACGTTCACACACAGACTAGGCAAGTCCCGCGCTGGCGATGGCACGCGCGTATGGTTGGAAGGCAAGCGCCTTTCGGCTCATGGGTTCATCCACAAGGCCCCCTGCGAACGCAAGTGGTCCGAAGGCAAGCTAGTGATACGCGTGGTCACTCAGGAAGCCTTTGACGCCTTGGAGCGCAACAACCGCACGACCGTTGCGGGCTCCGTGGATCGTCCCATCATCGACATCACGGGGGAAGCCGTGGCCGCTGCGTTCCCTAGTGGCCTCGTTACGGTCACGTGGTCCCAAGGTCGTTGCGTGATCACGGGGGCATGATGCGTGACCTTGAAGCATCCGACTTGCTGGCGGGGATTACCCTGCTGGCGTTCGGTTTCACTGTGCTCCTTTGGGGCGAAATCATGGGAGGGTTAATCCGTGGATGACCCAATGAGTAAAATTGAACGCGTAAAGCTTAAGGGTCGGGAGACCGTGGCCCATCTGGCTACCGTGGATGACCTGATTATCCACAGCGATGAGCAAGGCGGTGCCATTTTAGAATTCGTCTCATATGGGGCTGATAACAAGCCCTTAGAGAGCTTTCGTGCGTCACTTTGCCCTGAGGATTGCGCACGTCTCAAAGGGGTCTTGTGACATCAGTCTTAGGAATAAGTTGACATAGGATTGTGGTCGCCACTAGGTTCAAGGGCCGTTCACGCTCCGTTCTAGCGTAAAGGTGTAACTTGCAACCGTGCTCATTGGAACTTATCACCAATGTGTCACTTTATTTCCCGCACACTGAAAGACTAAAGCTATGCGCCCTGCTTTTCTTTTCGATGCTGAGTTAAAGCCTGTGTCTTGTCTGCTGCCAAAGAGCATCCCGGGAGCGTTCATCCCGGGAATGGAAATCAAACTAACGCGCGCATACAACACCGAGTTCGGTGAAATACCCCTTGGCACAAAGGGTTTCGTTGAGTTCGTAGATGACGAGACAGGGCATGTCGAGGTGCTTATGGAAGGCATCTGGCCCGCTCTGATGCACTGGTACAACAAGCTTATCCTCGTGCCATTTGATACTGAAGACCTGACCGATTGCATGGTGTGCGGCCTGCGGACCATTAGCAACGTGCAGGAACTCTTCGGAGATAAAGTGCTGGATAATGTCGCACACTTGCGCAGTAGTTGAGAATTGACAACTAGTTCCGGTTGTGGAACTTATGCGCAGTCACGAGAGGTTATTCTTATGTTGGTAATCACAGGCGCTCTTATCGGGATACTGGCTTTCATAGCAGTTTCCCTTGAGGCCACGAGCGGCGCGCTGATCCTAGGCGTCGTTGCCTTCACTCTTATAAAGCTGTCGTAAGGAGTTCTGACCATGCTACATGAGCCATCAGACGCTATGTCTAATGAGTCGCTGTTTATGGGAACCAAGATGTCAGATGTAAAGCCTACTCTAAATGAGCAAGAGAAGGCTGTATGCTTGGCTGTTTACAACATACTGGACGGCTTTACGGACCTGCAGAAAACGATAACTGCACAGTCTATCAAATCGTTTCTGCTGGTCTGTCTCGACGAAGGCAATGGTAGCACAGAGTACGCCGAACGCCTTGGCGTCAACGCTTCCATCATGACGCGCTATCTACTTGACTGGAGCGAACGTAACCGCGCCAGAGAAGAAGGCTTCAACTTCATTCAACAGAACCGTGACACGTTCGATCTACGGCGTCAGCAGGCCATCCTAAAGCCCCCGGGTAAAACCATGGTCCACAAGATGGTCCGCAACATCGCTGCTGCGTGTCGTGTGTTAGCAACTGCTTCCCCAGGTAAGCCATGAGAACTGTAGTAGCCCTTACGTTTACCGCCCTCCTCCTCGCTGGATGCCAGAAGGACGTCGAGGCCCGTGAAACCGCCGATGATAGTTTCTGTCGCAAGACTGTCGCAGAGAGAAACGACAGCCGTCCTGACGCTTACAAAGAGTGTCGAGCGAACCTGATGCAGTATCACCAACAGAAGGCCATAGCGGCCTCAGGCAAGTAACAAAACTAGTAGGCCCATCGGTCTACTCACGTCCAATTAGTGACCATTCGGACATAGTGAACGAGAGGCAACAATGGCATACGCAGACAAGCGCGATGGCAAGCTGACCGGCTCCTTCGTTGGTGAGGCTCCTAAGCTGGGCAAGAAGCGACGCTTCAAGACCATGAGGGACGCCAAGGACTACGAGACGTTCTGTAAGCTCATGGGACGAGAGCCGCCGACCATTGATGATGGCTTGGAGGGCACAGGTGCACCCACGTTCGCGCAAGTCGCTGAGAAGGCCAAGAAGGCTGGAGGCCCCAAGGGTAAATGGCTGAAGCAGCGGGACCACAGCATCATCCAACGCATCGACTATTGCGTGGGGATCATCGGCCCCTATGAGGTCCATAGGATCGACCGCGCCATCCTGAAGAAGATTCCCGACAGCCTTGAGAGAGCCAAGGCCCCAGGTAAGAAGCACATGCTGAGTGCGGCCACCAAGAACCGCTACATGGCCGCTGCTGGAGCCGTGCTGACCTATGCGGTGATGGACGGAGTGATCCAGCACAAGCCTATGATGCCCCTGCTGGACGAGAAGAGTGACCGCAAGGAGCGCGACATCCTGCAGTACGGACAGGATGAGGTTGTCCTGAAGATCATGCGAGAGGAAGGCCACGTGACGTCCGCGTTGTGTGTGGAAGCTCTCATCGAGACCGGGCTCCGCTCAGGCGAACTGTTGCACAAGCTGCGGCCTGATCAGATTGTCATCAAGACGGTCGAGGACGAAGAGGGAACAGAAGTTACTGTCGGCATCCTCATTCTGGATAAGGGACAGACCAAGAACAATAGTTTCCGAAAGGTCCTGATGGACCCTGATCTAGCCAAGCAAATCAGAGCCTTAATCGCTGCCGGAAAGATGCCAACTAGTGACGTATTGCTCAACAACTTCAAATCTGCCTGTAAACGTGCGGGGTACGAAGGCAACCTTGTGATCCACTCGCTACGTCACACACGCAATACGCGTCTCCGCAAGGCTGGTGTTGATCGCAAAATTCGTAAGGAATTGCTTGGACATATGAGCGATGCAGCTCATGACATCTACGACCACACCGACTTGGAGGATCAGCTGGAAGTTGTGAAAAAAGTGAAAGAGTACGCGGGGAAAAGGGCCAAACGGACGGCTCTTTCAATTGTCTAAGTCCTCGTATATGCAGAGGTTTCTACGGAAAGGTGGCCGAGTGGTTTAAGGCAGCGGTCTTGAAAACCGAATAAGTAACCTTTCCCTATTGGAAACTAAAATTTCATCCCTATAGAGAACGAACAGGTCGCTTTGTGCGGCCTTTTCTTGGACCATTTCCTGACTAATCGGAAACTAGGTCAAATCGGACACAGTTTCTGAAATATCAAACACTTACCGGCCAAACACCCTGACCTTCACCAGAGAGCCGCTTCGGAAAGGACCGTCCCCAGATGGACAACCCAGTGATTACCAATGTTCCCAATGTTGCTCACGTCGAGCTGATCAAGGCTCAGGCCAAACAGGACAAGCTCAAGGAACGCGCCGAGACCAATGTTGGCTTTGGTGCGACCGTTGGTGGAATGACCATTACGGCAAACTACCACGCCAAGGTCACCGAGACCGTAATAGCGAAGCTCTCAGGGCCTCGTGGTCGCCCCCAGAGCATGGAGTTCAAGATTGAGCGCCTGCTTAGGCAGCTCCGTCCCGAAGTGCTGGCCCTGTGTATCCTGCAGTCGGGCCTTCATGCCGTGGCGATCCAAGGGAACCATACGGTTGCCGTGTTGCGCATTGGCGAGGCCATCAACGATGAATGCTTCGCCTTCAAGCTCCTGCAGACCGACAAGAAGCTCGCTGGCAAGATCAACAAGCGGGTCAAGGAGAGCTTCGGTTCCGTAGAGGTCCGCAAGGCTGTCGCCAAGAAGGCCGCAGCTGACGCCGGGTTCACTCTGGCGGATTGGACTGAGGGTATGCTGGCGCACGCTGGCCAGTGGGGCATGAATGTCCTGCTGGAGTGTCTGCCTGACGTGTTCCAGCTCACGGAACCCCAAGGGCACCGTGGGACCCGCGAATGGACCCTGACGGACGGCGGTGAGGCAATGGCTGAGGCCGCGATGGCTGAGGCTGTCGTTAAGAGCCCTGTGTATCAGCCGCGCACCGAGCGCCCTGCGGATTGGGGACACTTCTTTGCCCGTGTGGCTGAGGATGACCGCACCGTTGCACGAGCCCAGCTCCTGCGGACGGGTCACAAGGACATCATCAGTGCCGCGAAGCACGCGATGAAGACAGGGACGATGGCCCCTACCCTGCGGGCTATCAACACGCTGCAGTCGGTGCCGTTCGTGATCAACACGTGGATCATGGACATCATCCAGGAATGCTACGACCGAAACATCAAGGTCGATGGCCTTCCGTCGCAGAAGCCTCTGCCCGTTCCTGAGCGCCTATCGTCGGAAGCCTTCTCTGCGCTGAGCGTCGAGGAGCGTCGTCTTCTCAGCAAGACCATTCGCGGCATCAAGCGCGCCAACCGCTCGCTGGTGTCCGAACGCTTCCAGTTCTCCGAAGATATGGAAGTAGCCAAGCGGCAGTCCGTCGTTGAGCAGTTCTATTGCCCAATGAATATGGATTGGCGTGGTCGCGTCTACAGCCTCACGCACTTCAACTTCCAACGTGAGGATCGAGTGCGCGCAATGTTCCTTTTCGCCAATGGGGAAACCATCGGTGACGAAGGTATCGAGTGGCTGAAGATTCACACGGCGAACTGCGGTGACTTCGGCAAGGTCAGCAAGCGTCCAATGGAGGAGCGTATCAAATGGTGCGACGACAATCTGGAGCTGATGACGGACTACGTGAAGCGTCCGCTCTACAACACGGGATGGACGGAGGCCGATGCCCCTTTTCTGTTCTTAGCGGCGTGCCGCGAACTGGTAACTGCACTGGAAGTCGGCCCCTCAAACCATGTGTGTCATCTGCCTGTGTCGTTCGACGGTTCATGCAGTGGACTTCAGCATCTCGCAGCGATGACCCGGGCTCCAGAGGGAGCATTGGTCAACCTGACGAACAACGAAATCCCAGCGGATGTGTATCAGACCGTTGCGGACCTCGATAAGGAACGCATCACAGAGGACCTGAGCAGCGAAGAGCTGTTCGGCAAAGCTGATGATGACAAGCCTGAGCGCAAGACTATCGCCCCCATCAAGAAGTTGGCGGCTATCGCTCTGTCCTACGGTGTCGATCGGAGCCTAGTGAAGCGTAACGTGATGACGTTTGCCTACTCGTCAAAAGAGTTCGGCATGTCTGAGCAGCACTTCGAAGACACCATGGAGCCCTTGGAGCTTAAGTGGCTCAAAGGTGAACTGCAGGAACACCCGTTCGGTGAGACCGATGACGAGTGGCGTCTGAGCAGCCGCTACCTTGCCAAGCGCACGTTAGCCGCAATCAAGGACGTCGTTAGGCTTCCCGCAGAAGCAATGGAGTTCATGCAGAAGCTCGCAAAGGTGATGGCCCATGAAGGTAAACCCCTTCGTTGGACTAGCCCTGCTGGCCTGCCCTGCATCAACCGATACCACGACAGCACGACGGAAGTAATCGAGCTGTGGTGCTACGACAAGGGTGTAAAGCGTAGGATGCAGATGAAGGTGGCCGATGGCTACGAACATCTCATCTCAAAGGACAAGGCCGCTGCTGGCATTGCTCCTAACTTCGTTCACTCACACGACGCCGCACACTTGCTGCTGACTGTGGCCGCTTCGGCGGACGAAGGTATCCCCGACATCGCAACGGTGCACGATAGCTTCGGCTGTCTTCCATCACGCGCGACTAGGTTCAACCAAATCATCCGGGAGCAATTCCTGGATATGTACGTCACGCACGATGTTCTCGCTGAACTGCTGGCATCCGCCAAAGCAGACCTCACCGAGGCGTCCCATTCCAAGCTACCCGAACTGCCGATGTACGGCACCCTAGACCTCAAGGAGATATTGAATGCACGGTACGCTTTCGCCTGACACCAAGGCGAACCTACACACCGCACACGTCGAGAACGTGTTCAACACCCTCATTCCGAAGCGCGCCTTGCAGGTCAAGGTTGAGCCCTTCGGCGTGACCTATCTGCACCCAACGAAGGGTTACCGAACCATCGGTAAGAAACGCTTCGCTGTGCGTGGGGTGAGCTGATCACTATGGGTCTGTTCAAACACCCAATCGACAAGACGCGCTTGCTCAGCACAGCGCATTCCAAGGCGTTCCACACGTCCCATGGGTGCGCACACATCGCCTACTTCGTGGCCGTCCTCGTCGAGGGCCACGGAATGTACGCCCTCATCGGGGGCGTCATGGTCATCTTCTCATTCATCACCGTTATCACGGACACGGAGGAACACTAATGGAATACCAAGTTAAACATTCGTCTCCCCATCGCACCTTCCGTGCTGCTGTGTTGAACGGACACGAGCCCCCAGCTGCCGTTGTGGCAGTGCTGCAGTCCCAAGGCGTGGACACTGCGGAGCTGGAAGCACGTATCCGGCAGAGCGTGGAGCACGTACACTGATGCCACACGCGCCCTATCGGCGCACAGGTAAACCCTACATCGTCAATCGGACCCCTCGTGGGTCCGTTGTCATTTGTACGGAGCACCTTGTGACCGATGAAATCACTAACGACGAAGCTCAGGCTCTCGCTCGTGCTCTCAACGAAGAACATCTCAAGAGGCATTCATGACCGTGATCGACCGCGTAGCTGACTGGCACGCAACCTTGGCTCTGAAGGCCTACCGCAAGCGTGACTACGAAACCTACGTTCGGCACATCAAGATTGCCGACCGCCTGCGCAAGTAATTCTAGGCATCCACGGGTAGCGCCTGTGGCGACGAGTGAAATCGTGACACGCGGGGAGAGACCCGCCCATCACCCAACAATCCGCTGAGACCCACCTGAGAGACAAAGGATGACCCATGTCCACACGTACTGACTTCACGCCTACTGGAATCAAGCTTGAAGGCCCCTACGAGAACGACCGCAATCAAGAAAACCAAGAGCTGTATAAAGCAATCATCCGTGAGGCCTACGGGGTCACCGATGTGATCTGCGGCCATCACCTTGTCTATCAGGTCGAGGACAAGCGGCCAGATGGCTTCACCTACACGTTCGTCGAGGAAGTACCGAGCGCCGACACGCTCATCTTCGACACCGACGTTGCCAAGAAGCTCTGGGGTGACCAGTGGAAGAGCATACTCACCATTCTTGCGGTGACGCCGATTGCCGAGCGCGATGCTCTGCTTGGTCAGTTCTACTACGGGCGTGGCAAGTAATATGTACGTCCTGATCATCGCAACCCTCATGGGCGGATCAGTCCAAGGTTGGAACGTCACCAAGCAGGAAGGCTTCACCACCAAAGCCGCCTGCGACACTGCAGGAGCACAGGTCTCCGCGCTGTCAGACCGCTACTACCCTATCAAGTTCACATGCCTCAACAGGAACCCGTGATCATGAAGTCGGAAGTGGATTTCCAGAACATCCTTCGTCGCATCAGTTACCCCGGCTTCGAATACGTCCTGCGCCACGACGGTCACTTCTACCTGCAGATTGATTGCAAGGGGGCGTGCAACGTGACAGGGGCCAACATGAGCTGGAGTAGCCGCAAGTGGCGTCTGTCCATTCACATGACGGACGGCGAAGTGGTCCAGACGGCCTTCATGGCCACCATGGCCGCAATCGAACACGAGACCCGCGAGCTGTTCAAGTATCGCGACGTCTCAGTCTTTGACCCTCACTACGACATCGAAAAACTCGTGGCTCTGCGCAATCAGCCGGACGCCCTCAAGGAGCGAGAAGCAGCATGAAATCGAACGTCATCATCCGCATGGGTGCGTCTCGCTGGGACGTGACCGTGAAGGACGCCAAGGGCAACCCGATCACCTTCGACCTCTACCGGATGTCCAAGGATCATCGCCGCCAGTTTCACCGTGAGTTCATGAAGGCCTATCGGGCCAACAACAAGGGCTAAGCTTCAATGACACAGCAAGAAATCTTCGACACCGTTGTTCGCGCTCTTGGTATTCAAGGCAAGCCTTCGATGCAAGGTTCGCACTGTATGTACCGCGCAGCTGACGGCTCTAAATGTGCAGCTGGCCACCTGATTCCGGACGAGGCCTACAAGACCTCTATGGAACATAAGGTAGTATCGCAGATAAGTGATGCGCCCGGAATGCCAGCATTTTTCAAACAACAGACAGCGTTCATCCGAGAGCTGCAGAAGGCCCACGATGAACGCTTCTACGATCCGATGGCAAAGACTATCAACACGCCTGCATTCATCTCTCGACTGCGGCACATCTCGGATGTCTACAGCTTGAACCCTGCTGTCATCGACGAAGCGTTCCCTCTGGCGACTGCTGCCTAACGCTTCCATGCGCAACTTCTTGGGGGGCCTTCTGGCCCTCCTTTTCATCGGCGCGGTTCAACCCGCCAAAGCCGCCTACACGATCACCTTTGACCCAGGCGGCGTCATCACCGAGTTCTACGACAAGTACACACTCATCCGCCAAGCGGGCGGCAAGGTCATCATAGACGGCCCTTGCATCTCCGCGTGTACGCTTGTCACCAACCTCATCGACAATGAGGACGTCTGTATCACACCGCGTGCCATCCTAGGTTTCCACTCTGCCTCACACGGGAGCGAGTTCTCCCCTGATGGCACAGGGTTGCTTTGGCACCAGTACCCCAAAGTTGTCCGTGACTTCCTTATCTCCAAGGGATGGGACGGCACCACGGCTCACCCTGAGCTGATCTGGATGGACAACGAGACCCTGCGCACGATTTACAAGACGTGCCCAACTCCCCGGAACAACGACTGATGTATTCCAAATTGATCGCTTGGCTCACCGCAGCCGAGCACGACGTTGAAGCAATCCTCGCGAACTTCACCAGCACGGTTGACAAGCTTGAAGCTGCAGCTGTGGCCAAGTTCGACGAAGCCAAGGACCACGCAGCAGCCGCTGTGCATTACCAGCAGATGTCCGAGTTCTTCTCGGAAGCTGAGGCAACCGTGAAGGCCAAGGCTCAAGAGGCCGCTGAAATCGCTGAGCGCATCAAAGGGCTAGTGACCGTCTGATGGACGCCATCTGGTTCATCTTCTTCATCTGCTTCATCATCATTCTGAGCCACTAATGCCCACGCACCATCTGCATATCTCTACGCCGTTCCTCTTCATCCTCTCCTTCTTCGTCGTCGCCATCGTTGCGGTGATCCTTTCGTACATCCGCACGGTTCGCCGGGATCGTCAGGAAGCAAAGCTGGCCGAGGAAGAGCTGAAGTATCGCGCGGCGTTCACTGCCAAGACCAACGAAGTCTACCCGCCAGCAAATCGTTACGAGGAGCCTTCGGCCTCCGAAGTTGACAGCTTCATGAGCACGGGACGTACTGTGCCACCACGGAGCTACGGAGGTGGTTACGTGCCTAGCACCCCTGCCCCTGTCGTGCACCAGCACTACGCTCCCGCAGTTGCGGCTGGCGGTAACGACGCGATGCTTGGGTTGACCACGGGTATGCTCCTTGGCAACGCGCTGAGCCATCACGGCCACGGCGGAACCACGATCATCAATAACGACAGTGGCCACACCCACTCTACGTCGTCCTACAGCGACAGCTATTCGTCGCCTTCGTACTCATCGTCATCGGACAGCGGCTTCAGCTACAGCGACAGCAGCCCGTCCTACGACAGCGGCTCCTCTGGCGGTTTCGACGCCAGCTGGTGACCAATCGCGCTGAGGGAAGACGGTTTGTCCGTGGTCGAGCAGGACGTATAGCGCCTGCCCTTCACCTCAGCGCCTACGTTCTAAAAGAGAAGACCAACTACATTTCATGACCAAGAAGACCACTATCATCCTCCCTCCGGGCATTGCTGTCTGGCCGAAGCTCAACGAAGTCGATGTCTACCAGCCGGTTGACAAGAAGGGCCGCCCTAGCGGTGCCGAGAAGCGCCGTTTCATCACGCGCGTTAAGTTCGACGATGAGAACTTCCGCAAGGTGGATGAGTTCCTGAAGCAGTGTCTTAAAGACTTCGATCTGGAAGACGGCAAGCTGCCGTGGAAGAAGGATAAGAAGACCGGGGACTTGCTTCTCGAAGCAACGTCGGGTGAGAAGTATCGCCCGGCAGTATGGGACGCTAAGAACCGCAAGGTGCCTGCCAAGGTAGTCATCGGCGGCGGCTCAGAGCTGCGTCTCGACGTAACCGTGAACCCTTACACAGGCTTCGGCGGCGGCATCAATCTCTACATCAACGCCGTGAAGCTCCTGAAGCTGAAGCAGCGTGAAGAGAACCGCTTCGAAGAGGAAGAGGGTTACACTTACGAGGGTGATGACGAGGAGAACGATACCGCAGGGTCTCCGTTCGGCTCCGAGACTGAAGACGACGACATTCCCTTCTAATGTATAAGCCCGCACTTAGTATCGAGCCCAACTTTCGTTCTGGGCTTGAGAAAAAGGTAGCGGAGCAACTAGAGCAGGACGGTGTTGAATACGGCCACGAAAGTCAGTGGATACGTTACACCGTCCCAGCTCGCGAAGCGAAGTACCTTCCAGACTTCTCGTTCGCAGGTTCACCAATCATCATTGAGGCCAAGGGCCGCTTTGGTGGCGGCAATCCGCGCTTCAAGCAACCTGCAAGCGACGGCGCAAAGGAACGGCAAAAGCTGATCCTGCTTAAGGAGCAACATCCTGAGCTGGACATTCGCATTGTCTTCCAGCGCGCCTCTACGCCGATCTATCCCGGCAGCAAAACCACTTACGGCAAATGGGCTGACGACCACGGATTTCTGTGGTCCGACAAAGGCACCGTTCCTGACAAGTGGAAACAAGACATCAAACAATCCTTGAAGAGAAAGTGAGACCATGACGGACACGTTCACCATCGGTACTGAGAAGTTTGCGACGGACATGCGCCTGAGCCCTCAGTGTCGCAAAATCCTAGCGCACCTGAAGGACGGCAAGACGATCACGAACAACGAGAGCATGTTGGTTTACCACGTGCCCCGTCTGTCTGACGTTATCTTCAAGCTGCGTGAGGCCGGTTACGACGTCTCGACTACGATGAAGGAAGACGCCGTGGGCGGTAAATACGCCAGCTACAAGCTCGTGGGCACGAAGCACTAAGTGTCTCTCCTAGCCCTCACGGGCGCGATAACGGCGGCAGCGGTTCTCTTCGGAAAACTGCTGCTGCTGTTGGTCGGCAGCGTGTGCGTTCTTAGCGCATTCGTTGTCGGGCTCGTAGCCAACGACATCATGAAGACAATACGCATCAAGAAGGAGCGCCGTGGCGTTCATACGACACGATCCATGCCCGTGCGGTAAATCATCGGACGGGCTATCGGTATACGACGACGGGAGCTTCTGCCAAGTCTGCGAGAAACCCTTCAAGGGTGACGGCACAGAGACCACAACGGCTCCCAAGGAACACGAGGAGCGCGATTGGAAGCCCAACCCGGGCCACTACGAAGACCTCGTGAAGCGTGGTATCCGCGAAGATACCTGTAAGCGATTTGGCTATCAGGTTGGTGACCGCTTCGGTGAGCGGGTCCACATCCAGAACATTCGCGGTGATCGCGGTGAACTGCTGGGCCAGAAGTTTCGCGACAAAGAGAAGAACTTCACGTGGATTGGTCCAGCCAAGAAGGACCCGGGTATCACAGGCTCGTGGCTGTGGCCTGAGAAGGGTAAGTCGGTTGTCATCACTGAAGGTGAAATCGACATGCTCACCGTGTCCCAGGTATTCGACAACAAGTGGCCAGTGGGCTCCCTGCCGAACGGTACGGGCTCCGTGGTCAAGGCGATCACCAAGGACTACGAAAAGCTCTGCAGGTTCGATCACATCGTTCTCTGCTTCGACACCGACGAGCCCGGCCAAGAGGCCCTGAAGAAGGCCTGCGAAATCCTTCCGGTCGGTCGGGTCAAGATTATGTCCCTGCCCCGCAAGGACGCCAATGAGACCCTGCGGGACAAAGAGCACGGCGCTGAGGCGATTGTGCGCGCCTTCTGGAACGCAGCTGTATGGCGTCCCGATGGCATCCGTGAGGGCCGTGAGTTCACCCGGGAACGGATGAAGCAAAGGCAGCGCACAGGGTATCCCCTGCCGTGGCCCAAGCTCGACGGGATGTGGATGGGGCTACGCGACGGTGAAATCACCACCATCTGCGCAGGCTCAGGTATCGGCAAGTCCACCATTGCACGCGCGATGGCCTACCACTTGCGCATGGAGCACGGCCTGAAGGTCGGCAACATCTTCCTTGAGGAGGACAACGATACGTCCGTGAAGGCCTACGTTGGTCTCCATGCTGGCGTGCCGCTTAAGAACCTCATCGCGAACCCTGAGAGCCTATCGGACGAAGAGTGGGACGCATCCCTAGCCGCTGTGGTCTGGGACAACATGATGTTCTACGACCACTTCGGGTCTCTGCAGTCCAAGCGGCTGCTCACGATGATGCACTACATGGCAGCTTCGGGCTGCAAGTTCATCGTGCTCGATCACATCAGTATTGTTGTGTCGGGCCTTGAGACCAATGACGAGCGCCGGGACATCGACATGCTGATGACCGCCCTTGCCTCCTTCGTGAAGGAGACGGGTGTTGGCGTCATCGCCATCGTCCACTTGAAGCGCAGTCAGGGAAAGAACTTCAACGAGGGTGGCCAAATCAGCCTCAATGACCTTCGTGGCTCTGCATCTATCGAGCAGCTTTCGTTCAACGTGTTGGCTGCTGAGCGCAATCAACAGGACGAAGACAAGAAGCTCTTTGCATTACTGCGGAGCCTCAAGTGCCGCATCACTGGTGACACTGGTGAGGCCGACACACTGAAATGGAATGTCGAGAAGGGTTGTTACGAGCTTGCGTCTCCGTTTGAAGCGGAGGCGGGTAGCCCGTTCGACGCTGACGACACCGAAGGAGACATACCCTTCTGAGACTACTAGGCGACACCGAAAGCAACGGGTTCGTTGCGAATGCCACGAAGATACACTGCTCCTGCTTCGTGAACATTGATGACCGGGAGCAAGTCTGGGACTTCAAGCCGGGCGAGACTGACGCGATGATTGAGCTGCTGGACAAGGCAGACATGATCATCGGCCACAACTGGCAGCGACATGACGGCCCCCTGATCAAAAAGCTCACCCGATGGACCCCAAGACCCGGGGTTCTCGTGCGTGACACGATGATCATCTCACGCTTGAAGTTTCCGAACCTGAAGGCAACCGACAAGGCACTCGTGCAGTCGGGCAAGATGCCCCCAGGTAACAAGTACCAAGGCCGTCACACCATCGGTGCGTGGGGCTATCGCCTTGGTAATCCCAAGGGTGACTACGCGGCCATTCGAGAGGCCGAAGCTCTCGCAAAGGGCATCACTGATCCTGAAGCCATCGCACGCTACGTGTGGGGTGAATGGAACGAAGAGATGCACGACTACATGCTGCAGGACCGCTCGACGGGCCTAAGCCTCTGGGACGTGCTGAACCCTGACGCTTACTCGCAACCTGCTATCGAACTTGAGCATCGCGTAGCCCGCGTATGTGATGCCATGGAGAAGGCGGGCGTCCCGTTCAACCTTAAGGCCGCTGCTGAGCTGCAAGCCGAACTGGTAGGACGCAAGGACGTACTCGAAACGAAGCTCAAGGAAACCTACGGCTACTGGTACGCACCGATCAGCCCTAACCCGTCGAAGGCAATCTTCATTCCGAAGAAGGCTGACGAGAAGGCAGGTTATTGGGGTGACGAATGGACTACCGAAGTGCCTGTAACGAAGAACGGCGAGCCTGTTTACGACAGGAACGGAGTTCTCAAGACCAAGCTGAAGAAGCACTTCAAGGGATACCCCTGCACCAAGATTAAGCCCGTGATGTTCAACCCGGGCTCCTCAGACCATCTCGCCAAGGTCCTTCAGGATCAGGGCTGGAAGCCTACGAAGTTCACTGATGGCGGTAAGCCAGCAATGGACGAAGAGGTCATCGAGAGCATCACCAACCAGTTTCCGCAGATGGATGGGTTGGCTGAGCTGCTGATGATCAACAAGCGACTGTCGCAACTCGTGGGCGGCAAGAGCAGCAAGTATCCCCTCATTGACTGCGTGAAGGAAGACGGACGCATTCACGGCGTGATCAACCCTATGGGAACGATTACGTCCCGTGGCGCACATATGTTCCCTAACTTGGGACAAGTGCCGTCCGCTAAGAAGCCATACGGCATCGCCTTCCGCTCTCTGTTCTACGCACCGCAAGGATGGAAATTCCTGGGTGCTGACCAGCAGGGATTGGAGCTTCGTGGTCTCGCTCATTACCTGCATCCGCTCGACGGCGGCAAGTATATGGACGTCGTTATCGCTGGTGATCCCCATTGGCTTCACGCTGAAGTAATGGACCTCGCCACAGGGCCTCGTGACAAGCACAACAAGTGCCACACGATCATCCGTGAGGATGGCACCAAGCGGTTCATCTACGCCTACATCTACGGCGCTGGTGACGAAATGGTTGGCACCATCATCTACGAAGCCTTGCTGAACGCACGGCGCAACGGCGGTGACGAAGGTATCGCTCTCTACGTCAAGTTCTTCGGTGAAGAGGTTGTCGGTGAGAGCAAGCTCAAGAAGGTTGGCAAGGCAATCCGCTCTGCGTTCGCAAAGCGCATCGACGGTTACGGCAAGCTGCAGCAGAAGCTGAGCGAACAGGTAGCCAAGAAGCGCCGTGTGGTTGGTCTGGACGGTCGCAAAATCCCGATCCGGTCTGATCACTCTGCATTGAACTTCATGATCCAATCTGCGGGTGCAATTGTCTGCAAGCGTTGGCTCGCTGACGCCTTCGAAGAGTGCGAGCGTCGGTTTGGTTACAACTACGATGACCCGTGGTCAGGAGTGTTTGTCTTCTGTCTCTGGGTGCACGACGAAGTTCAGCTCTGTGTCCGTGAAGGATACGAGAAGGAAGTCGGTGACATCATCGTGGAATGCGCACGGCGCGCTGGGGACCCTTATGGTTTCCGTGTGCCTCTGGATAGCGAATGGTCCACAGGCGACAATTGGGCTGACACTCACTGATGGGTGTTCGCATAGACGACACTGATCCCCTTGCGAGGCTCATAGAGCTTCTGACTGCCTGCTACCGCGATGGCGTGAGCGTTAAGTCAGACAGAGCCCGCAAGGACGCTGAAATCGTGGCTATGGCCGCGTCTCTTCAACTCATCACTACCAAGATTGGCAAGCAACGCTTCGCCAAGACTTGGCGCATCACACCCAAGGGCCTCACATGGCTAAACGAAAAGGACAACTAATGATCCCTATGGTTCAAGAAGTAAACGTGTTGGCCCTGCGGCGCTCACTGGAGGCCGTTGTCGGCCCTGATCAGACACGCGTGATCGAGGGCGTCTACCAGCTGATCGACCGCGCCATGAAGGACGGCTACGACCTTGGCCGGTCTGACGCTGAGCAGGACCAAGATAATAAACTCGACGCTGCCTTCGACAACGGGTTCGACGAAGGTTACCTCGCGGGTGTTGGTGACGCTCGTGTGCGTCCAGAGATGGCAGACCAGACCGTGCGGGAAATCCTATTTGATCAGGATCAGTTCGCAATCAACGGCCAGTTCGATTTGGACCTCGTTCGCGATAGCGGCGACGAAGATGAGCAAGTGAAGGACGAATACTGATGCGTAAGGTATTCGCCAACACTGTAGCGGTTATCATGCTTGCGCCTATTTGGCCATTCTACGGAGCAATGCTCTTTGGAAATTGGGCCATCATGGACCGCAAGTGGTCAACTTGGCTGTTCGACAAGACCGAGAACGTCCTCATGTGGGGTGAACGCGGCTAGTGGAAGTAATGGAATACACCGGGGGACCATTCAACATGAAGGTCTCCCGGGAACGTAAGACCGTCACACTGTCTGTTGTGCGCGGAAGCGATGTGCTTACCGAGATTAAGTTTCCGGTTGGCGCAATCAACAAAGTCATTGAAGCACTCAAGGACATTAGGTGAAGAAACTACTACTCATCGACGGCGATGAGTTCATTTTCCGTGCGACTGCCGCAGTAGAACACGAGAGCCGCTGGGACGACCAGAACCACACGATCCACGCCAACGAGAACAAGGCGTGGGACACTCTCACCGGAATGATCAACCGCGTGTTCGAACGCTTTGAGACCAAGGAGCACATCCTGTGCTTCTCTCAGGCTCCGAACTTCCGGTTTACCGTCGATCCAACATACAAGAACAACCGCGCCGCCTCTCGCAAGCCTATCTGCTACGCGCTGATGCGTGAGTGGGTTGACGAGAAGTACAAGACCAAAGCGTTCCCCGGCCTAGAAGCCGATGACGTCATGGGCATCCTCGCCACACAGCCCGGCAAGTCACAGCGCATCATCGTGTCCCAAGACAAGGACATGAAGACGATCCCGACGACCGTATGGGACGGTAAGGACCTTCGGACCATCACGGAAGCCGAAGCTGACCACAACCATCTCTACCAGACCCTCATTGGCGATACGTCCGATGGGTACGCTGGGTGCCCCGGGGTTGGCCCTGTGGCCGCTGAGGAGTTCCTGGATAACCCGTTCGTCTGGGAGCCCTACGAGCACACGTTCAAGTCTGGACCGCGCAAGGGGCTCACCGAGCAACGCTGGAAGCCTGAACCTACCGATGACGTCTGGAAGGGCGTGGTGTCTCACTACGTCAAGGCCGGGCTCACCGAAGAGAACGCAATCACACAGGCGCGTCTCGCGCGCATCCTACGTTGGTCCGATTGGGACGGCGTGAAGAAACAACCGATACTTTGGAGCCCAACTACTTGACCATCTACGTAGACCTCGACGGCGTACTATTCGACTACGACACCGCCGCGAACAAAGTTTTGAAGACCGACAACCACTACAAGTACGAGTTCATCTGGGGTGCTGACAAATACTGGCAACGCCTGCATGAGAAGAAGGACTTCTTCGAAACCCTACCGCTGATGCCGGGCGCTGGACGCCTCTGGTCTGCCGTGAAGCCGTATGGTGCCAAAATTCTCACAGCCCTGCCTAAGTCGAATCCTGATCCAGTTGACCGCCAGAAGCGGCAGGCTGTGAAGGATAAGATTGATTGGAGGGCTGAGGTTATCACTTGCAGCACACTTGAGAAGCCCAACTTCTGCAAGCCGGGCGACATCCTCATCGACGACCGCGCTGTCAATCGAGACGCGTGGATCGCTAAAGGCGGTATCTACATCATTCACACAGACGCTGATCAGACCATTGGGACGCTGAGGGCCTTGGGGGTTATCGACTAATGGCTGCGATCAAAGGCGGCGACATTGTACGTGTTATCGAAGAAGAGACCTCGTGCGGTGAGCTGAAGCTGGGAGAAACCTACAAGGTCACTGGTGTAGACGACTACGGTTATCTCTCTATCTTCGGAAAGCTTGGTGTTTGGAGCCCGTGTCAGTTTAAGATTGTGACGGTCACCAACACGCCTCGTGATGGAGACAGCTTGCAGGACCTCTATGACCGCGCTGACCGTGCGCGTGCTCGTGGCTCCGATCTGCAACCGCAGACGCCTCAGGCTGTCCGTGAGTTCGGCACAGGGGCAACCCGTGACCTCGACGCGAACAAGCTGGACTTCGAAGGCTTCCTCTCGCCCCTCGTGCTGGAACGGTACGCCGAGCACATGCACAAGGCGCGCAGGATGCCCGATGGGTCCATGCGTGAGAGCGACAACTGGCAGCTTGGCATCCCTGTGCCTGTCTACATGAAGTCCCTCTTCCGCCATTTCTTCTCCGTGTGGAAGCTGCATCGCGGCCTGCCGGTCACCGAGGTTGTGAAGGGTGAGACCATCACGAAGGACTTGGAGACCGAGCTGTGCGCCACGTTGTTCAATGCGAGCGGTATGCTGCATGAAGTCCTGAAGGCAAAGAAGAAGTGATCGAATACAAGAATAACCCAACGGTCTGCTGTGTCCTACTGCCCATCAAGGATCGTGGCCTAGCTCTGATCCGCCGTGGTCTTCCTGATGGATATGGCCAGCTTGCTCTACCTGGTGGATTCCAGAACCACGGGGAAGCAATGCACGTTGCCGCTGCCCGTGAGCTGAAGGAAGAGACAGGTATCGACGTTGACCCGTGTGAACTCACGCTTATCAGCGGAGCTACGGACCACTACGGACATAATGTACTCTTCTTCCAGCACGCCGAAATCGAGTGGCCGGGAGAGTTCGTCCACGACTACGAGATTCTGGAAGTGGTGCCGACGACAACGCCTGTGCTTACCGCGTACCCAATGCACACAGCTGCTGTGGAACGGTTCTTCAATGGCCTGCAGAGCTAGTCGCGACCAGCACGGAACCACCTACCACGTTCCAGAAGGCAAGACAGGTAAGACGCCCGGGGGCCACCAGTTCCCCGGGTGCGCTGCTTTGGACGTGTGGTGGAAACGGGACCCGGATGACCCACGTGATGAGACAGTCATCATCCGACAAGAGAGCAACAACGAACGCGCTGACGTGATCGAACTAACCCTTGGGCAGGTTTACGACCTGATCCACGCGTTGGGACATGCGGTGTTACGTTCCTAAGGAGCAATGGCTACATTTCAACCTTTCCCAAAGCTCGCGCGGCTTTCCCGCGAGTGTGTCGTCACTGAGAAACTAGACGGCACCAATGCCTGCGTCGTGATCAGCGAATATGTTGGTGATTTCCAGACGTATCTAAACGTCGAGGCACAGTCACGCACTCGGATGATCTACCCAGGTAAGAAGACCGACAACTTCGGATTTGCCGAGTGGGTCAGAGAGCACGAGGAAGAGCTTAAGAAGCTTGGACCGGGCTACCATTATGGCGAGTGGTACGGCAAAGGCATCCAGCGCGGCTACGGCCTCAATGAGCGCCGCTTCGCCCTCTTCAATACCAGCCGATACGTCGCGGGTCCTGAGCCTGCTACGCAGGAGTTCGACGGACGCATTAGGGTCCCTTCGTGCTGCGAGGTCGTACCTGAGCTTTACCGTGGAAACTTCTTCACCACGCAGGCTGATATCGAGCTGCACAATCTAGCGAGCACAGGTTCTCGCGCAGTGCCCGGCTTCATGAACCCCGAGGGCATTGTGGTCTACCACACGCACGCTGGCGTTGCCTTCAAGAAGACCTTCGACGACAGGCACAAAGAAGCAGCATGACCACCATCGCCTACAAGGACGGTGAGCTGGCAGGAGACGGACGCATTACCGAGGATGGCACTGTCATCACCGATAAGCAGCGCAAGGTCCACAGGCTACGCGACGGACGTCTTGTAGGCTGGGCGGGGAGCCTTGCGGGCTCCAAGCGTTTCCTAAAGGCCCTTCGTGACAACCCTGACACGCTTCCAGAACTCAAGCTGGACGTAAACGCCATCGTCATCGCACGGAACGGCAAGGTATCGCTGTTCGAAGAGAACACGTGGATGGAGCTTAAGCAGCCCCACTACGCCTACGGTTCCGGCTCGCTGATCGCCCTTGGCGCGATGGACGCTGGAGCCTCAGCAACAGAAGCAGTGCGCATCGCAGCGCGTCGTGACACCGGCAGCGGCGGTCGCGTTCTAACCGAGAGATTGAAATGACCGATACCGTTGCTCTGACGTTGCGTGAATACGCTGACATTCAGGCGCGCCTAAGTCTTCTGGACGCACTGGAAGCCGCAGGCGTCGATAATTGGGAAGGCTACAGCTACGCACGTGAGCTGATGTCCGAGGATGAAGACTGATGCCTGCTGATATCGCCTTCGTCTGCGGCGTGATCCTAGCCATCGTCATCTACGAATACACACTGAAGGACTTCATCCTGTGTCTGAAGAACTAACGAACCACATCGACGAGCTTTCGGCCTCGCTGCAGGACCGCAAGCGGGATCAGGTTGCCAACCACATCCGCACGATCCCTGAGCAGACCTTGGACGCCTTGTTGCGTATCGAGGAACTGCTGATCGCGCGGAACACACCTTGGGAGCCGCCGAAGCCTGAATACGAATGGCAGACTGATGCACTCCCTGACGCATCTGTGACGCCGAAGGCAACCCCGTTGCTCGACAAGCTCAGCGAGAAGAGGCCTGAGCAGCGCAAGAAGCCGAAGCAGCTCTAATGGATTGGGATGAAAAGGTCCGTGGTCCCCGCATGTCGGAGAACACAGGCCGCGTGATCTGGAAGTACCAGATGCCCGTGCTTGAACAGTTCACCATGAAGCTCCCCAAGGGAGCCCAAATCATCCGCGTGGATGATCAAGGTGGAATGTTCTGGCTCTGGGCTCTGGTGGACACCAACGCTGAACTGGAGACACGCCGCTTCCGCTCGATCAAATGCGGAGCCAAGGCTCCAGACGGTGTTGCGTTGAAGTACATCGGCTTCTGCAAAATCTTCATTCAGCAGGAGCTTGGGCTCTACATTTTTGAAGAAATGGATGCTGATGAAGACAATCCTGTGTGGTGACGCACCTAAGGACCTTGGGGTAGTCGATCTGAACCCCAAGGAAATGATGGCTTGGCTTTACTGTCCCATCAAGCTTGCAGCCTCACGGCGCATTGTGCTGCCGTCGAACCTGAAGCAGTTCTCTCCTATCGTTGAGAAGGTGCGGCAGGATATCTCTGAGAAGAAGTGGGTTGCCAGCTACGTATACCTGACGGCCAAAACGCTCTTCGTGACCCCTGAGGCTCCCGGCAATCGCCCGGGCTGGCACGCAGACGGCTACATGAGCGACGACCTGAACTACGTATGGGCTGACCGTAACCCAACAATCTTCTGGGTCCCGCCTAAGCCCGTAGAGTTTCCAGCGGACCACAAGGTCTCGATGCCTCTGATGGACGAGTGGGCCACGCAGGCTCACCAGTATCAGGTCACGTATCCTGTGAAGACTTTGCTCCGCTTGGATGAACACGTGCTTCACAGAGTTGGTGCGTGCGACACGCCGGGCATGAGGACCTTCGTGAAGGTCTCTGTGTCGGACAAGAAGTATCTGCTGTCGGGCAATTCAGTGAACTACAACCTCGCTCCCGGCTGGACCTACACCGAGCGTGGGGCTGAACGCAACGATCCGTTGGCACCCTTAGCGGCGTGAGCTGGAAGGAAGACCAAGAGTTTGTCCGGCTGTCGTGGAAGCTGATCGAATGGAAAGCAGCGTACTACCAACCAGAGTGCGTGCATTCAAGTCGATTGAGCGATGTGACTGCTACAGACGATGAATACGATGCAGCCGAGGTACGTTACCTGGAGCTGTGCCGTAAGCTGGATAGAACAAACACCGTGGTCCACAAGCCCTACCCCGGCTTCGAAGACCTGATCACTGAGCGCGCTATGGTCGAGCTGGATGAGACACGTCCGTCCGTTCAGCTCGCCATGCGTAAGCTGGGCACACCGAAGACCTAACCGATACCAAATACCCCTCTGCGGGTCCTCGTTGGCTGTGAATACAGCGGACGTGTGAGAGACGCCTTCAGGGCTTTAGGGCACGACGCTTGGTCGTGTGACCTGTTGGCGGCACCGGGAAATCATTTTCAATGCGATGTTCTCTCCGTCCTCGATAGAGGATGGGACCTAGCGATTTTCCATCCACCCTGCACCTACCTGACCATTGCGGCTGAGTGGGCGTATAAAGACCCCGACTTCGAACGCTACCCGGGCGTAGGCTATCACCAGAAGGTCAAGCCCGAGACGCTAACAGGGGCTGACAGACGCACCGCGCGTGAATGCGCGCTGATGTTTGTGCGTCATCTCATGAACGCGCCAATCCCAAGGATTGCCTTGGAGAATCCCAAGGGCGTCATCGGGTCCCGCATAGGGCCTTCGTCGCAGATTATCCAACCGTATGACTTCGGAGATGACGCCAGCAAGGCCACGTGCCTGTGGCTCAAAGGGCTCCCGAAGCTCACGCCTACGCTCTACGTGCCTCCTAGGATCACCAAGGACGGCAAGGAGCGTTGGGCTAACCAGACCGATAGCGGACAGAACCGGCTTGGTCCTTCGGAGGACCGATGGGCCGAAAGGTCCCTAACCTACCAAGGGATCGCGGATGCCATGGCTGACCAATGGAGCCACCTGTGAACGGTGTCCGTTTCACCCTAATGACCAATTGACACAGGCTTCAGGATCGAGCAGA